CCCATGATCTTCAGACCGAATTACTCAGGTCACCCCATCGTGTCAGTCACCACTCACTACACACGATGATCAACAGGAATGGGATGCGCCTCAAAGACACCCACCCGTAAACACCGCTTTTTTATTATGTCACGCGACGCTGCTCTTTTTGCTCTTGAAACTGCGACCACAGCAGATGAGGTTAGAGAAATCCTTGAGCAAATCGATTACGAAGCACAAAATGGTTGATTAAACCATTATAGCATACAGAGCACCCCTAGCAAGGGTGCTTTTTTTATGGGCAGTCATTCGTTCGTGATTTGACAGTCGTTCGCGTCCGCCGCCCCCGTATATTAAAACGGAAGGATCCCTTAGTCTACAAAGTGTTACGGAAGGCATCTATAAATTCCAAGCAACTTGAAAAAATTCCCAGTACTATATAATTTCGAAATAGGGAATATTTTATATGAAAAAAAATTCCGATGAAAATTTTACGACGATAGAGATTGATCCCGTAACTGGGGAGTATTTTACTATCATACCTGAGTGGATTGTAAATGATAATGGATGGTACGAAGGGACCTCATTGAATATACATGAAGACAGTGGAGATATTATAATAAGTGAAAAAGAAGATTGACAATTGCTATATAAACTGATATAATTGACTTGAAGGAAATCAAAGGATTATGGCAAAAGGATTTACAGTAAAAGCAAAAAACCCTACTGCAAGTAAAAAAGAACCTGAATGGGATTATGATGCTGCCAAAGAGATGGTCAGAGGGAAAACGATCGTATTCTGTCTGCCTGGTAGAGGAGTTTCATATACATTTTTAAAGAGTTTCGTTCAGCTCTGTTTTGATCTGGTGCAGAGTGGTGCAAGTATTCAAATCAGTCAAGATTATTCAAGTATGGTGAATTTCGCAAGATGTAAATGTCTTGGTGCGAATGTTCTCAGAGGACCTGATCAATTACCTTGGGATGGGAAATTGAAATATGACTGGCAACTATGGATTGACAGTGACATCGTATTTAATTCTGAGAAATTCTGGCAATTATTGTGTATGGATCAAGATATTGCTGGTGGATGGTATGCAACAGAGGATGGGAAGACTACATCAGTTGCTCATTGGTTAGAAGAGGACGATTTCAGAAAGTCTGGTGGAGTCATGAATCATGAAACAGTAGAAAGTATTAGTAAGCGTAAGAAGCCTTTTACTGTTGACTACAGTGGTTTTGGATGGTTATTAATTAAGAAGGGTGTATTTGAACATAAAGAGATGCCATATCCTTGGTTTGCACCAAAGATGCAAGTCTTTGAGAGTGGTGAAGTACAGGACATGTGTGGAGAAGACGTATCCTTCTGTCTGGATGCAAAAGAAGCTGGCTTCGAAATCTGGTGCGATCCACGTATCAGAGTTGGACACGAGAAGATGAGGATTATCTAGTGAAACAGACCGCCTATAATATTATTATTAAGGGCAAAAAGGTATACTCCGATCTTACAGAAGGAGAATACTTTCGTATCATGGAGGATCTGGCGATTGAATTTTATCAGACAGGTTCTCCAAATTCCAGTGAGATTAAAACTGTACTAACGGAGAAGAATTAAATGGCTAAGAAATCAACGACTGGTTCATGGGGGAGTACTGATTGCTTCTCTGCGCCTCCTAAGAAGACTCGTCAGGGTAAAGGGAAGCATACTAAATACGTTTCAACATCGCGTAACTCGGCTCGAAAACCGTCTCGTGGGCAAGGAAAATAACCGCAGTGTCTCGAAAGGGACACTTTTTTAATAAATAAATTTATTAAGGACAAAATTAATGATTGAACCAGACATCAAAGAAAGATGGGATACTCCCAACACTGTGAATAGACCAGAGGAAGGAAACATGACGTTATCATGGACCGGAAATGGTGCTAAAAAGAAGCGTGTTATTCAGGAAGTTATGCACGATGACATTAATTCCAAAGAAATAGCATAAATAAAGCAAGAAAACTCTCGTTCATATGACCATTCAGAGGATATCTAGATCATTTAAAGATATTAGTTTGTCTTTTGAACAACATCCAGTAACTAAAGACATACTAATACTCAAAAATGAGAATGCAATTAAGCGTTCTGTAAGGAATCTAGTTGAAACTATACCAACTGAAAGATTCTTTAACTCCGTTTTAGGTTCTGAGGTTCGTGATAGTCTATTTGAATTTTGTGATTATGGTACTGCATCAGTTATTCAACGTCAAATTGAAATAACGATACAGAATTTTGAACCACGGGTAGAAGATGTAGACGTTGAAGTGGAACCCCGTCCAGATGATAATTCATTTGAAGTTACTGTATTCTTTAATATAGTAGGACAAGATTTTCCAACACAAGAATTCTCATTCATGCTAGAAGCAACAAGGTAATATGCCTTTTACAAAATTTTCTAATCTAGACTTTGATCAAATAAAGTCCTCTATCAAAGATTATATCCGTGCAAATTCGGATTTTACCGACTTTGACTTCGAAGGATCTAATTTATCAGTCTTAATTGACACATTAGCGTATAATACTTATATTACAGCATATAATTCTAATATGATTGTAAATGAATCCTTCTTGGATTCAGCAGTTTTACGTGAAAATGTTGTTTCATTAGCACGAAATGTGGGGTATGTTCCTCGTTCTAGGACTGCTTCTACGGCACATGTAGTGTTTGACATTGAAACAACGTCTAACACACCTTCATTGACCTTACAACCAGGTTTGGTGTGTGTTGGTGCTCAGGATGATACAACATATACATTTTCAGTACCAGAAACTATTACTACTACAGTGAATAGTCAAGGTATTGCAACTTTTGGTACAATAGATAGCCCTATCAAGATATATGAAGGTACATACTTACGTAACCAATTCATAGTCGATGGATCATTAGATCAAAGATTCTTATTAGATAATTCGTTTATTGACACCTCAACAATAGTTACCTATGTTAAAGGTCTTGCTGATACAGGTGTTGGAGTAGAATATAAGAAAGTAGATAATATTTTAAACATTAATTCAACATCAGAGACATATCTTATCCAAGAAATTCAGGATGAGAAGTATGAATTACTCTTTGGTGATGGAATATTTGGTAAAAAATTAGAAGATGGTACTGTAATTACTGTTGACTATATTGTTACCAATGGTAAAGGTGGTAATGGACCATCTAATTTTGTATATACGGGTAGTGTTGCTAATTCTGATGGTAATCTTATTACACCAACGAACACTCCACAAATCTATACTGTTCAAAATGCTTCTAATGGCGGCGATATTGAGTCTATAGACTCAGTTAAGTACTTTGCTCCTAGACTGTATTCATCACAGTACAGGGCGGTTACAGCAAGGGATTATGAGACGATAGTACAACAGATCTATCCAATGACAGAATCTGTTGCTGTTGTAGGTGGTGAAGAGTTAGATCCTCCACAATTTGGAACAGTCTTGATTACAATTAAACCAAAAAATGGTGATACTGTATCTGATTTTGATAAGAATCAAATCCTTACAGATTTAAAAGGATATTCTTTGGCAGGTATTAATCAGCATATCTTGGATCTTAAATTACTCTATGTTGAAATAGAATCAGGTGTTTACTACAATTCTGCACAAGTCAGTACTATTGGAGATCTTAAATCTAAAATCATCGATGGATTAACAACTTATGCATCATCAAAAGATATTAATAAGTTTGGTGGACGATTTAAGTATAGTAAAGTTCTGAATGTAGTTGATAATATTGATGGCGCAATAACTTCAAACATTACTATAGTTAAAATGAGAAGGAATTTGAAGGCAATGTTGAATACAAATGCCCAATATGAATTATGTTATGGTAATCAATTCCACATCAACTCCAAAGGATTGAATATTAAGAGTACTGGATTTAAAGTTTCTGGTGAAACCGATACTGTTTATCTAACGGATATTCCTAATAAAGATTCTAATGGTAATCTTGATGGGAGCATGAAGGGTGTATTGTCAGTTGTTAAACGCAATTTGGATAATAATAGTGAAACTGTTGTTGTAAAATCTGCTGGAACAGTTGATTATAAGAAAGGTGAGGTAATTCTTACAACAATTAACATTACTGAAACTACACAACCAAATAATATTGTGGAAGTTCAAGCATATCCAGAATCAAATGATGTTATTGGATTGAAGGATTTATACCTAAATTTTGACATTTCTAATAGTACAATAAATATGGTTAAGGACACTATTACATCCGGCGAACAGATATCAGGTGTTGGATTTAAAGTTACGTCAAGTTATACAAACGGGGAATTAATAAGAGGATAGATATGATTTCAACTGGGTTTGATACCAAAGTAAAAGTTCAGCAGATTATTGAGAATCAGCTTCCAGAATTCGTATTATCTGAGAGTCCAAAAGCTGCTGATTTTTTAAAGCAATATTACATTTCGCAGGAATATCAAGGTGGTCCTATTGATATTGCTGACAATTTAGATCAATATCTAAAATTAGATAATTTAACTCCTGAAGTAATTGGTGATGGAACTACTCTTTCTGTTGGAATTACAACAACTAATACTACTATAGATGTTGCTAGTACCAAAGGATTTCCAAATCAGTATGGTCTTTTCAAGATTAATGATGAAATCTTCACATATACTGGCATAACAACTAATAGTTTTACTGGATGTGAACGTGGTTTTAGTGGAATTACGACTTATCATGCACCAAATGCACCAAAAGAATTAGTTTTTTCAACTTCTAATGCAGCAACTCATGTTACTGGATCAAAAGTTCAAAATTTAAGTGCATTATTCTTAAAAGAATTTTATAAAAAGTTTAAATTTAACTTAACACCTGGATTAGAAGACGTAGATTTTGTAGAAAGTCTGGATGTTAGTAATTTTATTAAAGAATCCAAGTCGTTATACCTATCAAAAGGAACAGAAGAATCATTTAGAATCTTATTTAATGTATTATTTGGTGTTGATCCAAAGATAATTGATCTTGAACAGTATTTAATTAAACCATCAGCAGCAGATTATATTCGAAGAGAAGTTATAGTTGCAGAAAGAATTTCTGGTAACCCTAAGAACTTAGTAGGACAGACTATTACTAAGTCTACTGATAGTGGAACTTATGCATCTGTATCGGAAGTTGAGACATTTAGTAGAAAAGGAAAGGTATTTTATAAATTAGGTTTATTTGTTGGATATAATGATAGAGATCTTATTGAAGGTACATTTACTATACCAGGAAAAACAAGAGTTATTGGTGATGTAGCCACTGGTGGATCTGTTATTACAGTAGATTCTACAATTGGATTTGGTAATACTGGTACAGTTATTTGTGGAGTTAATACTGAAGTATCATATACTAGTAAAACTATTAACCAATTCCTAAATTGTACTAATATTATTAATCCAATTGGTATTGGTACTGATCTAAGATCTGATGAAGTTATATTTGGATATGAAGATGGTGATTTAAATGAAAAGGTAGAATTAAGAATTACTGGTGTTCTATCAAAATTTGTTCCTATTTCCGATATTAAGTTAACTAATGAAGGAGAAAGGATCTTAGTACAAAATGTGGGGGAGGCCATTCCTAATCCTACTGAGGGATTAAGAACTAATAAGGAAATTCTTGCTAACTGTTGGATCTATAATACTGCTTCTAGGTACAATATTAAAGATATAAGTGGATCAACCTTTACATTATACTCTGATATTACAGAACCTACATTAGGCGAATTTGATACTGTAGATATTCTAGTTGGAGATGTATCTGTTGTAATTGATGCAGTAATAAGATCTATTGATAGGAATAAGAAAACAGTAGATCTAGACAACTTGCAGGGTTGGACCCCCACATATGGTATAAAGTATGATTTAAGAAGATCTTTAAAGAGAGCAGTTAGTACAGGTGCAGACCTACAATTTGGAAATAATATATTAACTTCTGATGTTCAGAATGTTTATAATGATAGAGATGAGAACATATACGTTGCTTCCAATTCACTACCTTCATATGCTATTAATGAGAACATTTCGTTTGCTGAAATAGCAGATGCATCTGGATCTTCTATTCAAGGATTTGATGGTAATACACAAAAATGGTCAATTATATCCTTTCCTAGTGCTGTACCATTTATTACAGGAGATGAAGTATACTATTCACCAGAAAGTACTCCAATTAATGGATTAGAAGAAGGAATTTATTATGTAAGAGTATTACCTAATAGTAATCAGATTAAGTTATACACTTCAAGATCCTTTATACATGCTGATGGATATGTTGAATTTAAACCTCTTTCTCCTGGAAATGGTAAACAGACTTTCTATCTGGCAGTACATAAAGGTAAAAAGGTAGGATCTCAACAACTACTTAAAAAATTCCCAATAAATTCGAATATTAAATCTGGATCAGCTACTAAAACTGTACCTGGTGGTGTTGGACTTTTAAAAAATGGTGTTGAGATAACAAATTATAAGTCTGATGATAAAATTTATTATGGTCCATTAACAGGTATTGATTTATTGAATGGTGGATCTAATTATGATATACTTAATCCTCCAACTATTACTATTGCAAGTCCTGCAATGGGAACGACTTCTTTATCGAATCCTTCTGTTAGAGGTAATGTATTAGAAGTACAAGTCGATCCTCAGGATTTTGATATTGAAAAGGTATTATCAGTAACTATTACTGGTGGTAATGGTAATGGATGTAGTTTAGAAGCTCAGATTCCTAAAAGATATAGAGAACTAACATTTGATGCAAGAATAACAACTCAAGGTGGTGGAGTTGATATCAATAATGAAGTTTTAACTTTCCAACAAGTTCATAATCTTGCAAATGGCCAAGCTCTTGTTTATGATAAGAATGGAAATGATAAACTTGGAATAGGGGTATTTAAAGGTAATAATACAAATCAAGGTACTTGGTTAGAAGATGGCAATGTTTACTATCCAAAAGTTGTTGGTATAAACACAGTTCAGTTATATGCAACCTCTTCTGATTATACTGCTGGAATTAATACAGTTGGATTTACTACAATAGGTACATATGGTATTCATAAATTTAGACTTTTTGAACCAAAAAATACATTAGAATCAATTAAAGTATTAAATCCAGGAAGTGGATATGAAAATAGAGTAATAAACGTTAAAGCAAGTGGTATTTCCACTTCTTCAAATATAATTACTTTCGATAATCATGGATTTAATGATGGTGAGAAAGTTTGGTACACAACCTCTCAATCTATGTCGGGATTAGTATCACATTCAGGATTTTCAACAAGTACTGTTCATTATCAAGTTATTAAAATTGATGATAATTCATTCAGACTTGCTAATGCTGGGGTTGGTGGAACAATAACATCAAATTATGAACGAGGTAATTATGTTAGATTTGATGCTGTTCCCACATATATTACTGGAACGAGTATTACTGCTTGGCATACATTTAAATATCCAAATATTGAATTAAATATTGATGTTGAATATTCTCCTGTGGCAGCAGGAAGAACGACAGGAATAACTGCTACTCCTATTGTTCGTGGACCAATTGTTGATGTTCAAACATATGAAGTTGGTACTGGTTATGGAAGTACTGTTCTCAATTTTGAGAAAAAACCAACAATCTTAATTAAGAATGGTAAGAATGCCCAATTAAAACCAATTATTACAAATAATTCGGTAGGTATTGGGACAACTAGTGGATCTATTACTGCTATTGATATTCAAACAGGTGGTGAAGATTATACTTCTGCTCCTGATTTAGAAGTTCAAGGTGATGGTATTGGTGCTAAATTGAGGGCAGTAGTTACTGCTGGTGTGATTACTGAAGTTATTATATTGAATAGTGGTGTTAATTATACTGAAGATAAGACTTCTATTAAAGTAAATCCAGCTGGATTGAATGCATTATTAGAAGCGAATATTAGGGGTTTGAGTATTAATAAATTCAAACGATTTGGTGGAAATAATATTCTAGAAGAAAATGGAGATATTTTAAAATATTCTAGTGTTGGATATTCAACTGCTATTGGTGATCAGTATTTTAATGATAAGGCAAACAATCACTCACCAATTATTGGATGGGCATATGATGGAAATCCAATTTATGGTCCATATGGATATACCGATCCAGCAGATAAGGATTCTCGTATAAAAATTCTAGATACTGGATATGTTGATAATACTCTAAATGTTGTTGATAGACCATCAGGATTTGGTAATGGATTTTTTGTTGAGGATTACAAATTTGATGCATCCGGAGATCTTGATGAAAGTAATGGTAGATTCTGTAAAACTGGTGATTATCCAGATGGTGTATATGCATATTTTGTAGGAATAACTTCTCTTACCCAATCTGGTGATTTGGAACCAAAATTCCCATATTTCATTGGAGATACCTATAGATCAATTCCTGTTGAAGATAATTTCTTAATAGATCAGACTAATTTTGATTTTAATGAATCAAATTTAATTAGAAATACGTTCCCATATAAAGTATCTGACCCATATGCAGATAATGACTTTATAGTTGAATCTAATGAATATATTGATCAAGTATCAATTGTTGATTCTGTTACTAAGGGATCTGTGGATTCTTTCCAGATCATTGAGAAGGGTACTGGATATGCTGTTGGTGATCAGTTTAAATTTGATAATACTGGTACTAATGGTGGTGGATTAAATGCATTTGTAGATACTGTAACTGGTAAGTCAATTACTAGTGTTGATACCAGTGTAGAAACAGATCAGAATGTGGTCTTTGTTTATGATAATGCAAATCAAGTTTCTGGATATATTTCAACTTCACATAATCTTCTTAGTGATGATAATGTGGTAATATCTGGATTGACTACTGATGTTAAATCACTTACAGGATCTCATAGAATAGGGGTAGATACTGGTAGAACTGTTCTTTATAAGGAAGTTGCTGCTAATCTTACCGCTGCTGTTGGACTTGTAACTGACATTTATGTTGCAAAAATACCTCAGTCAGTATCAGTTGGAAGTAGTATTGGTATTGGAACTGAGAAATTATCAGTCATTAATGTATTTGATCAGAAGAATATTCTAAGAGTTAAGAGAGGTATTACTGCAACTGCACATACAGTATCAACTTTTGTTGATTTAATTCCAAGTTACTTCTCTATTCCTCTTAAATCTCTTCCTATTGAGTCCCAAATTAATGAAATTGTTTATTTCAATCCTCAGGAATCTGTTGGTGTAGGAACCGATGTTGGTGTAAGTACAACACGTAATTACACTGTTGGTGCATCCATGGATGCTGTTTCGATTCCATCTCAGAGCATATATCTACCAAATCACCCATTTAAGACAAATCAGAAGGTAAAATTCACAAGAAAATTAAATACTAATCTGACAGTAGCAGAAACTCCCGAAAAAGCAGCTGGTGGAACTACGTTTGGTATTCCAATTTCTGGTAATGAAATAGATCTTTATATTATTAATAAGTCTGATCATTATATTGGAGTTACAACTCAGGTTGGATTAACTACAAATACCAATGGTTTATTCTTCATTACGGGTGGTGGTGATAATTTTGAATATTCTTTGGAATCGCAGTTTGCTCAAATAACTGGAAATGTTCAAAAAATTACTTCAAAAGTTGCTGTTTCTACTGCACACAACTTATCTAATTTAGATGAAGTTGAATTAATATTTAATCCTACTAATACTGTTGGTATTGGTACGTCAACAGCAGTAAGATTAGAGTACAGTTCATTAAAAGATAGATTACTTATTAACCCATTAAGTTTTGCTGCATCTGGAATTAATACTCATACAGATATTATAACTATCCCTAACCATGCGTTAAAAACAGGTGATAAAGTATTCTATAGTGCTAATATTAATGCCGTTGGATTGGCACATTCTGAGTCATACTATGTTTATAGAATAGATGATTCTAATATTAAATTAGGGGAAACAAATTCTGATGTTGTAAAATATCCACCTACTGTTATTGATCTTACTACAAAGGGTGGTTCTGCACAAAGACTATCTTTAATAAACCCACAAATTTCAGTAATTAATAATAATAATTTAGTATTTGATCTATCACATAGTTCACTTTCTGATTATTCTCTGAAATTATTCTATGATGCTGACTTTAAGAATGAATTTGTTTCAACTGGTTCAACAGATACTTTTGTTGTAGTTGGAACTCCTAATACATTAACTTTAAATTATTCTGCTGATAATCCAGTAAATCTATATTATACTCTCGCAAAATCTGGATATATTAGTACTAGTGATACTGATGTTTCTAATTACTCCAATATTAATTATATTGATAGTACATATAACGATAATTATTCAATATTTGGTGTAGATGAGACTAATTTTAGTGTTTCATTGAGAGAAGTACCAGAAAATCTTTCATATACAACATCTAATACAGATACTCTAAAATATCTTACTAAGGCAAAATCTGCAAGAGGTGGTGTAGAGAGAATTAATATTGGTTTTGGTGGATTTGGATATAAACGACTTCCAACTTTAGTAAGTATTGCATCTACTAATGGAAAAGATGCTGAAGTTTTACCACAATCTACTACTATTAGTAGAATTGATAGTGTTAGGATTCAGGATCCAGGGTTTGAGTATGCATCTGATAAGACTTTAAGACCAGAAGCATATGTTCCACCATTAGTTTCTTTAATTGATTCAACTACAATTGAGTCTGTTGATGTTTTAGATGGTGGTAAGAATTATCTTACTGCTCCTAATGTTATTGTTGTTGATCCAGAAACTGGTAAGAAAGACATTAGTGGGATACTAGAAGCTAATTTATATGGAACTTCAATCAAATCTGTTGAAGTAATTGCATCACCAAAAGGATTAACTTCTCTTGAACAAACAATACTTACAGTTAATAATAGTAATGGTGTTACTATTCAGACCGTTACAGGACCTCAGACTGGTGCTCAGACTGGTGTTGTAACTTGTGTTCTAGTTACACCTATATCAGGATTTACAACGGTCACAGCACCATTTGCTACTAATGATAAGATTTTTGTAGAAGGAATCGTAAAAGATAGTGATTATGGAACTGGATATAATTCAGTTGATAATGGATATAAGTTCTTTACTATAAGTGAGTATAGAAATACAAATCCAGCAGAATTAGAATTTGATTTATCATCTATCACCACTCATCCTGGTGTTGCTATTACAAATCAGCAATCATATGCATCTGTTGTAAATTATAATAATTATCCAAAATTCACAACAGTACAAAGTTCTACACCTTTCCAAATTGGTGAATATCTATCAGTTTTCTTAAATGGACAGTACAGTAACGTTGATCTTGTAGTAACTGCTATTGAAAATGATTCAATTAAGGTTTCAGGTACTTATAGACTTACAAAAAATGATGTCATAAGAGGTGCTGCTAGTGGATCTGTTGCTACTGTTAATACTCTTACTAATAACTTTGCTAGATTCGATATTGATTATTCTTTAAGACAAGATAAAGGATGGAAAACTGATACTGGTAAGTTGGGTGAAGATTTCCAGAGATTGCCCGATAATGATTACTATCAGAATTTATCTTATACTGTTAAGAGTCCAATTACGTATGAAAATTTAGTTAATCCTGTAAATCGTTTACTTCATACTAGTGGTCTTAAGAATTTTGCTGATGTTGGAATAACTTCTTCTACAAGTGCAGGAATTGGATCCAATACAAATGCTACTAATATTGTTAGAGATATAATAGATGAAAAGAGAGTAGATACTATTAATAATCTTGATTTAGTTGTTGATAAAGATTCAAGAAATAATAGATCCAAGTTTATTAAGTTTAATAGTATTAAATTATCAGATTATATCCAATGTGATACCAATAGAGTATTAGATTTGGATGATATTAGTTCTAAATTCTCTAAATCTGATGAAACACAACTACCATATACAGAAATTTCAATAAATGATGAATATTCTAGATTCTTGGTTCAGGTTAAGGATCCTAATAGTAATGATATCCAGATTACAGAATTAATCACATATGGTGATGCTAATGATGGATTCTCCTTAGAAAAGGCAAATCTGTATAATACTACAGAAGAACTAGGTCAAGTAACTGGGGATATAAGCAATGGTGTCCGTACTTTAAGATTTTTACCTAAGGATGAGTTCACTACTGATTATGATATTAAAGTTTATGAAAATAAATTTATTAATGATCTTGCAGGTATAGGAACAGAATCTTTTGGATTTATTGATTTAACTGGTGTTAATAGAGTTGTTGGTGTTGGATCAACTGCTGAAATTATTGCAGATCCAATTACAAATTTAAATTCATATTTTGCATCTATTGAGGTTGTTAATGCAACAGCAGGTGATAAAAATCTTGTTGAGATGTTAATTACTCATGATGGAACAAATTCTTATACATCTGATTATTATACTGACACTCAGGAATCAAATGGATATTCATCTAATTTTATAGGGACATTTACTTCTAAGATAGATTCTGGTGTACTTTCACTGGATTATTATAATGATACATCTGATGAGATTTTAGTTAGGTCAAAAGTTGTTGGATTTGGTACAACTGCTGTTGGAATAGGAACATATAGATTTAAAGCAGTAAATCAACTTGCTGGAACTGAGAAATCATTAAGATTAGAGTCTAATTATTATAATATTGCGTCTGCAAGTCATGGTACTGCGGTTGGTTCTGTAGTTGGTATTAACTCTTCTGATGTATCTGTTGTTAAGAGTACTGTAAGGGTTTCTTCTGGATCAACTATTGCTATTCATCAATCATTAATGTTGCATGATGGTTCGAATGTTTATTTGACAGAGTATCCAATTCTTTCAATTGGACATACTGGTGGTATGGGTAATTTAGTACCACAATTGAATAATAATGGATTATTCTTACAATTTAATCCTGCTTCTGATATTAATGGTCAATCTGTGGATGTACAGAGATTTGACGAGATAATTTATGATGCTAGTGATGATTTAAATACTCCTCCTGTTTTGGTTTATGGATCTATTATTGAATCACTATCATTAATGGAATATAATTCTAAGAATGGTGCAAGAATTAATAGAACAGAGTTTGATCTGACTCATAATAGTGTACCAGTATTCCAGAAGACATTCGATCCAGGAACAGTATCGGTTGGTGCTACAGCAGGAAACTTTAATCTTCCCGATCATTTCTTCAATACTGGTGAGAAATTAACATATAGTTATACTTCAACTTATGCTGGAATCACTGGTAGTGCAATCCAGGTTGCTGGTGCAGCAAATCTTCCAGCAACAGTATATGCAATAAAAACTAATAAGGATGTCTTTAAAGTTGCAACAACAAGAGCAAATGCATTAGCAGGAACTGCAATAACTTTCTCTGGTATTGGTACTGGTAATGCTCATTCATTTACAATGGATAAGAGACTTGAGAAGAGTCTTCTTACTGTTGATGGAATAATCCAATCACCAATAGCATATAGTCCAGTAAACACTACTATATCTCCCAATAATGGTGCTCAAATTTCTGCTGGATCGTCAATATTTGGTGTTGCTGGAATTTCATCTATTACAACTGGTAATTTGTTGAAAGTAGAAGATGAATATATGAAGGTTATATCTGTTGGTATTGGTAGTACAACTGTTGGACCAATATCCGGATTTGGAAGTGAGAACATAATAAAAGTAGAAAGAGGAGTTGTTGGATCAACTGCTTCTACACATGCAAGAAATACTGCTATTAGAGTATATACTGGATCATATAATATTGTTGGAAGTAAGATTCACTTTACTGATCCACCAAAAGGTAATCCTGTTTCCACTAAGAATAGTTCTAATCTTGATTATCCTAGATCTACATTTTCTGGAAGAGTTTATTTAAGGAATGATTATTCTGCTAATAAGATATATGATGATATTTCTAGTGAATTTACTGGAATTGGTCAAACATATAGAGTAAGTGTTGGTGGAGCTAATACTACTGGAATTCAAACTGGAAGTAGTATTGTTCTTATTAATGGAATGTTCCAGAGACCTAGTACTATTAATAATGCTGGAAATAATTATGAGTATATCGAGGGTGGTAATCCTGGAATATCTAGTGTTGTATTTACTGGAATTAGTTCTACCAATGGGGATGTAATTCAAAGTCAAACTGATGTAAACTTAAATCAGTTACCTAGAGGTGGAGTAATTGTTTCATTAGGTTCTACTGGTGGTTTAGGTATTGCTCCTCTTGTTGGTGCTGGAATAACTGTTGGGATAAATGCTAGTGGCGTAATTAATGCGGTTGGATGGGGAACTACAAGTCCTTATGGATATGGATCTGGTTATATGGGATCAACTGTTGCTATTGGAGTAACAGATATAGCATATGACCATACTTTTGTAAGTGCATCAAGTGGTGCTGTTACTGGTACTGGTGGTCCATTTACTCCTACGAATGCACAATATACTGCAAAGACTGGTATATTAGTTCTAACAATTCCAAATCATGGAAGAAGTGGTGGTAATGTTCAACTTGTTAATAATTCATTAACATTTACATGTTCAAGAGATTTTCATGCAACACAACACACTTATCCAAGATCAACAGATCCTGCTGCTAATGGAAATAATTTAACAATTACTATAATAGATGATGATACTTTCTCAGTTGGTGTTGGAACTGGTGGAGGATCTGGTGCTGGTGCAAATATTACTGCAAGTGTTGGTGCAGGTGGAACATTACATACATTGAATATTGCAGCAGGTGGTACTAGATATATTGATCCTGTTGTTATTGTTCCACAACCATCTTATGATAATATTCCTTTAAGTGGCGTATCTAGGTTAGGTATAGGTGCTACAACTGATACTGGTAGTAGTCTATTAGTATCATTAGAGGTTGGACCTAATAGTGGAGTAGGGTCAGATAATAAGTTTAGTGATGCAGCAGATCTTATAGAGAAGAATAAACTCTTTATTGGTGATCTTTCTGCAAGAAGAATGAAGGATAAATTCACTTCATATAGTTATCCAGGTGGATTTACTGAGCAAGATTGTATTGATGATGTTGTAGACGTTCTTGAAGCAACGGCACACAACTTGAGATATGGTGGTAATGATATGACCGTTGATGCAGCAAAACTTTACTTGCATCAATCATTAGGTGGTACATATGCTGCACCAGGAGCTGCTCCACCAGTTGAAGGTGAAGAGGAGCAAGTAATCTATGCTATGAGAGAGGCGGCTACTATGGCCACTCAGGCAATGAGAAATGAAAAGATTTCCGCACAAACAGCTGCTCAGTATACACACACCTTTGTAAGTGCCGCTTCTACTGCCCTATACATGAAGAATGATGCAGGAGTTGGAATTGGTACTACCACCCCTTCTACTGCCACTTACGATGCAGGTACGGGTGATTTGGTACTAACAATTCCAAATAACATATATCGTGTTAATGGACCAAACTTCCATACAGTAACTGATGCTGATTATACCCCAACTTCGGGTATTATGACAGTCACTATTGCCAATCATGGATTCGAAAATGGTGATTGGGTTAAATTTGCTGATAATTCATTAGCATTTGAATGTGATGCTGATGGACGTGCTACTAAACATACATATCCAAGATTAAATGATCCATTCCGCAGAACTTGGGTACAAATTTCTAATAAGACTACTAATAAGTTTAGAGTTAATATTGGTATCTCTCCTGACATATCAACTCACTACTTTGATTCTGCGACTACAAGTGGATTATCAAAAGCACAAAATGTCATTGGAATTTCATCTGGTGGATTAACATTTAAATGTGATAGAGATAATAATGCTACTAATCATTCTTATCCACGCACAACAGATCCATATTACAATGTAAATGTTGCGGTTGCAGCAACTTCTAAGAGTGGAAGTAATGATTTAATTACTATTAATGTTGGAGTATCTGATACTGCACTTACTACAAGAACTCAGGTAGTTGATAATAGTATTACAATAGACCAATCAGGTACTCCTGCATGTGCAACTGTTGCCTCAGCAATTCATACATTAGTTGGTATTGTTACGGTTGCTATTGGTAATTCAACTGTTCCATCAAGAACTCCTAGCGACCTTGCATTGCATGAAGTTAAATCCTTCAAGATTACTAGATCTGGATTTGGATATGAGATTGGAGATGTAATGACACCTGTTGGGATTCCAACGGATAGAGGAGTAGGTATTTTTAGAGAACCATTTGAACTTACTGTTCTTGATACATTTAATGATAGGTTCTCTTCTTGGAACTTTGGTGAATTTGATTATATTGATTCTGTTGTGGATCTACAAGTTGGCAATAGAAAGAGATATCCACTTAATTATAATGGTGAATTGTTAAGTTTTGAAATTGATGCAAATGATCCAGAGTCATCATTAATTGAGTTGGATCAGTTATTATTGATCTTTATTAATGGTGTTCTTCAAGTTCCTGGTGATGCATATACATTTACAGGAGGAACATCTTTTGACTTTACAGTTGCACCAAATCCAAAAGATAAGGTTTCAATATTCTTCTATAGAGGAACTAGTGGTAGTGATAGCAATTTAGTTACTAATATTAATCCATCAATTAAGTCTGGTGATGTAGTAAGAGTTCATAAGACTGATGGTTCAAATGGGATAACCACAACACAGGGTTTAAGAACAGTATTTACTGTTGCTTCGTCTGATAGTATTGAAACTAATTTGTATGATGGTAATGGTATTGATGAGAGTATCTTTAGAGGTCTAGAATGGACCAAACAGAAGGTAGATGGATTTGTTAATGGAGAAGCTGTTTATAAGACAAGATTATCGATTGAACCCCAAGTTTATCCAACTGCTAAGATTATTAGAGACTTTTCAACTACTGATACTCAATTATTTGTTGATGATGCTCAATTCTTCAAATATGAAGAAAATGATCCAAATACAAGCATAACAACTGCTGATTTTGGATCAATAATTATTGATGGATCTTCCCCTGTTGTTGCAGGACTTACTGCGGTTGTTTCTGCTGCTGGAACTATTTCATCACTTAATGTTACTAGTGGTGGTAGTGGATACGTTGGAGCAACTACATCTATCTCTATATCAGCACCACATGCTATTGGAGTTGGTATTGGGACAACTGCTACTGCTACTGCAACAATTACAAATGGATCAATCGCTTCTGCAACTGTTGTAAATCCTGGTTTTGGTTATACAACTATTGCTCCACCTCAAGTTCTTGCACCATATCCCAACAAAACTTACTATGAGAACATTGATGTAGTTGGTAATATACAAGGATTTACTGGTATTATTACTGGTATTAGACAATCTTCTGGTATAGGTACTGCATTAGGTATTGAGTTTATCTTAAAATCTGGTGTAGCATATGGTAATTTAGTTGCTGGATATCCAGTTTTGGTTTCAGGAACTACAATTGGTGCTGGTGCTACTTCCACTTACAGTAGAGATGCTGATGTTATTGGTATAGGTGTTACTTTCTTAGATAATGTTTATAATGTTAGTGCATGGGATTCTACTGCTGGAATTATTACATGTAATGTTGATTCCACATCTCCTATTATTGGTATTGGAACCACAGGTTCTACACCAGTTGGTAATGTATCATGGGGTAGATTCTACAATATTACTAGACTAGCAGGTGCCATTGCAATTGGTGTTACAGGACTAACTGTTGATTCTGGATTGAGCACATATCCAACAATTCAACGGAGAGATGAGGGTCTTAGAGGTCTTGGTGCATTAAGAGAACATCTTGGAGCATAGATATGGTTATAAATATAGGAAAAAGCTAATAATATGGCTGCAATTGTAACAGATCAATTTAGAATTCTAAATGCAAATAACTTTGTAGAGACGATAGAAAACTCTGCAAATGCTTATTATGTATTCTTAGGACTCTCTAACCCAGCAGCAGTGACACATGGTGGACCTGTTGGTTTTGGAAGAACAACAGACTGGGATACGGATATTCCAAATCCGGTAGATAATATTGATAATATGAATCATGTTGGTGATACTATGGTCTTTGGAAAAAAGGTTGGTAGTGCTAATATTAGACGACTAGTTAAAAAGATTGATTGGGTTAAAGGTACAAGATATGAAATGTACCGTCATGATTATAGTGTTAATAATCCTACACCAGTAACTGGATCTTCTAGGTTATACGGATCTAGTTATTATGTAATGAATAAAAACTATAATGTTTATGTTTGTGTTGATAATGGATCTACTGGCATTAGTACAACAGGAAATGCTTCTCAGGATGAACCAATATTTACAGATCTAGAAGCATCTAGGGCTGGTGAGAGTGGAGATGGTTATACTTGGAAGTATTTGTATACTGTAGCACCTAGTGACATTATAAAATTTGATTCTACCGAATACATCACTGTTCCAAATAATTGGTCAACTTCTACGGATACTCAAATTCAAGCAGTTCGTGACAATGGTGATTCATCTGTAAATAATAATCAAATTAAAAAGGTTTATATTGATGATAAAGGTAATGGTTATTCCGGTGGATTAGGACAAGAAGTTCCTATTCTTGGTGATGGAACTGGTGGTAAGGTTGTTGTTGATGTTGTTAGTGGTAAGGTAGAAAAAGCAATTGTATCTTCTGGCGGTAAAGGATACACTTATGCAATGGTTGATTTGGGTTCTATTAACCAGAATGCAACAAGTGGTACTACACCAACTCCTGCTAAGTTAATTCCTATCATTCCACCATCGAAAGGTCATGGATATGATTTATATAAGGAATTAGGAACTGATAAAGTTCTTGTTTATGCAAGATTTGATGATTCAACAAAAGATTTTCCTGTAGATACTAAGTTTGCCCAAATTGGGATTGTAAAAAATCCAACAGTACCAGGAACAGCAACAACATTTACTGACAATCAATTTTCATCATTAAGTGCTGTTAAATTTAGTTCCAGTTCTGGAACAATCTCTATCGGAGATAAAATTACTCAGAAAGTATCTAATGGTACTGCTTATGGGTATGTCTCATCTTATGATACTGATACTAACGTATTGAAGTATTATCAAGATAGGGCATTATATTACAATCAAACTACTGGTAATCAAACTGACTATGCTGGAATTAGTACCACTGGTCAAGTTTTATCTTTTGCATCTTCGTCTGATGATGTAACTACTACTGGTGGTTTTACTGGTTCAGTTGATACTACCTTTACTTCTGGTATCGCTACTGTTGGTAATAAAAATATTAGTCTGGGTTGCAACTTCACAAATGGACTTGCTTCACCTGAGATAAATAAAGGGTCAGGTGAAATTATTTACTTGGATAATAGGGCAACTATTACAAGAAACGCTAGACAAAAAGAAGACGTTAAAATTATCTTGGAATTCTAAAAAATGCCACAGAAAACTAATTTAAATATAAGTCCTTATTATGATGATTTTGATAAGAATGATAATTTTTACAAAGTCTTATTCAAACCAGGTCAACCTGTACAGGCGAGGGAACTAACTACTCTACAATCTGTTTTACAAAATCAGGTTGAATCTGTTGGAAGCCATCTATTTAAAGATGGATCAATGGTGATACCTGGAAGTATCAATTATGATGATCAATATTATTCAATTAAGATAAATGAAAATCATTTAGGTGTTCCGGTTGCATTATATTGTGACGAACTTATAGGAAAGAATTTTAAAGGACAGACATCTGGCATTGTTGTTACTGTCAATAATTATTCTTTACCTGCTGAAGGAACGAATATAACTGATTTAACATTATTTGTATCATATAAAGAAGCTGGAGATGATAAAGAAGTTGCATTCTTGGGTGATGGTGAAGTTTTAATATCTGAGGAATCTTTTGTATATGGAAATACACCTGTAACTTCTGGAAGTACAGTAGCTACTCTTATATCATTAAATGCAGCTGCAACCGGATGTGCTGTAAGTATTTCTGATGGTGTATTTTTTAGTAGAGGAACTTTTATAGATGTTTCTGCTGATGTTATTATTTTAGATCCTTATACGAATACACCATCTTATAGAGTTGGTTTAAATCTTTTAGAAGAAATTGTTACTGCAAAGGATGATTCTTCATTATATGATAATGCAAGAGGATTTTCTAATTATGCTGCTCCTGGTGCTGATAGATTAAAGATATCTGCTGTTTTATCGAAGAAATCATTAACTGATTTTGATGATAAGAGTTTTATAGAATTAGTTAAACTTGATAATGGATTGGTTAAAAAATTACAGAATAAGACAGAATATTCAATAATTGCTGATGAATTTGCAAGAAGAACATTTGAAGAATCTGGCGATTATTCGTTAGATGCTTTTGATGTTAGGGTAGCAGAATCACTTAATGATGGTATTTCTAATGAAGGTGTATTTTCTTCCAATAGAGTTACTGATGATGGCAATACACCATCAGATGAGTTAATGTGTGTTAAAGTTTCTCCTGGAGAAGCTTATGTTAGAGGTTATGAAGTTGATTCGTTAGGTAGAATTGTTGATGTTGAAAAACCAAGAGATACACAATCTGTTGGTAATGCATTAGTCCCATTCCAAATGGGTAATTTATTGAAAGTAAATTTTGTTGAAGGATCACCCAAACTTGGGATAAATCACAACAATAAAGTATATTTATACAACCGTAGAAAAACATCCAGTAATCCAAGTGCTGGTTCTGGTGCTCCTATTGGAGAAGCAAGGGTATATTCTTTTAGTGTAAGTGATGCACCATATCAGAATGATGGAACAGAATGGGATTTATATCTTTATGATATTAATATATTCACAACAGTGTATGTAAATCATAGTATTAGCTTGGTAGTAAGTGATTATGTAAGAGGTCTAAGTAGTGGAGCAACAGGATATGTTAAAGACACATCTGTTGGTGTTGACGGATTCAACTTAACTCAAGTTTCTGGTCAATTTATTGTAGGTGAAGAACTTATATTTAATGAAGATCCAGCATCAATTAGAACTGTTAAAAGAGTTCAGATTTATGGTATACAGGATATTAAATCAGTACATCAAAATACAGGTGGTAGTGGTGGAATATTTGGATCAAATTATAGTGATTTCACTGCTGATACTGTACTTCGTAACACTGGAACACCAGCAGGATTTAATGTTGGTGATCAATTAACTATTACTTCTGGTGGAGTAGCAACATCTCCAGGAAAGAATTTCTTGGGGATTAGAAGTGATGCTACTATTGCTTATCAGATTGCTGGATTCTCAACAGTAACTTATAATAGAGTTAATCATATTTCATCAGATGGTCTTACATTGTCTCTTGTATCAGGTGGTATGCATGTACCAAATGTTGCTAGTAATACACTTCCATCTGGTACGGTAACAGTGCCTTTTTCGATTGTTAATCCTAATATTACTAATAGTGAAAATGCTGGTCTTTATACACCATTAGATACAGCAAATATTTCTGATGTTGATCTTAACAATTCATCCTTATCCATAAGAAGTCAGATTATTAATGAATCTACTTCTGGTAGTGGTGAAATGGTTATTCCTATTAGTTCTACTGGACTATCTAGTTCTTTTTATGATACATTT